GTGTGTCGTAGTTCGTAACGGCAAAGCTTTGCATATCCCCGACCTCAACGGCGTGAATCTCGCGGACCTATATCACCGGAGGTAGGGCCATGCCAATCACTTCAGCTATCCGTGCTTTGCTTACTTACTATTGGAATATCTGGTATTTTCTCGCGGCTTTCTTGGGCTCAATGGCGTCGCTATTCCTCGGCGCATGGATTTCAAGTGAGGCAAGCGGAACTCCAATAACAGGGGGATACAGCTTCTTCTTTACTGGAACGCAG